GAGCAACTTTCCTAAAAACTTTATCTAAAGTTTGGACTGTCCCACTTATACCAGCACTGGATAATTGATAAGAGGCTCCCCATTTCATAGAACATTTATACTTTATTCCACCTTTTACAAATAGAACATCGGTTTTTGGTTCTGGAGATGTTCCACCTAACTGCTTAAAGGATGAATAAAATGCCTGTTGAACAACTCTACTTGTTGATGGAGGTTGTATTTTATCAATCATAGCATCAGCTGCTGCCTGAACAACTGACTCTATAGGTTTTGTGTTTATTTTTGCAAGTTCAGATTTGATAGCAACTGTTGGACTTATAATCCTAGAGTATGCAGACTTCATAATTGCATACTCGTATTGCTTACCCCTATCAATAGCCATAAGACTTTTTGAAGTATTTAGTGCCCAAAAGAGGACTTGAACCTATATCGACAATGCTCCAGAGAAGATTTGAACTTCCACGCTTTTTAAGGCGGCGGATTCTAAGTCCGCTGTGTCTACCGTTCCACCACTGGAGCTAAACAATTTCTATTTGAGAATGTATTAGTTTGTGTATGACAATTAGGACATAATAATCTTAAGTTGTCGGGTCTGTTATCATATGGTTGACCGTTAATATGGTCAACTTGTAATCTTAATGGTTTTCCATTCCAAGTAGAAGGAATGCCACATTCAAAACAAGTATTACCTATTTCTTCTATTAATAATCTATATAGAATTTCACGCTTACAAGATTTACCTTTTAAAGAAGTATATTCTAAAAGTGTTTTCCATTTATTATATCCACCATATTGCCTAATTTTATTAGTATAATCTGGTTTGTAATCGGGAATCCATTTTTTATATCTTGCTCGTAAAGTATCTGGTTTACAATTTAATTCTAAACATAATTGAGTTGGTGATACTCCAGACAATAAAGATTCTATTATGTATTCTTTTTTGTCGTCAAGGTCTTTTCTCATAATTGGTAGACACGCTGTATTATTTATACAAAATACTACTAATTTTACCATTTGGGCAAAGTGGAGAATAGCGGGTTCGAACCGCTGACCTCCTGAATGCAAATCAGGCGCACTACCAACTGTGCTAATTCCCCGAAAACCCCGAAGGGTTATTTGTTCATTCTACTGCAGAACCAATCTTTTCGTCAAGGTCTGCAATCACATTGCGAATATCAGCAACACGAGGAGGAACACTCACTTCATCATAAGTGTACCCTTTTTGTGCATCAAATAGAACTTGACGAACTGCTGCGGCAGCACGAACATCGATTTTTACAGATACAGTTTTAGTCATCAAATGTCTCCTTCTTCACGATTTTCGCTATAATAAACATCAAAAAATCCTTCTGGATAACGCTTCATCAGTTTATCAATATTTGTCTGTATTACTTCATCAAAAGAGACATCAAGAGCAATACAAGCCTGTGCCACATACCACAAAGTATCACCAAGTTCTTTAATCAGGTGAGTGCGGGTTTCATCATTCCAGGATTTACCCTGAAAAACCATCTTCTTTACAATCTCCATAAATTCACCACCTTCAGCATTAATACCAACGGCAGCGGTCAGAAGACGCTCAATATTGGCACCTTTCTCATCCAACTGAACCATACGGTCAGACAGAGCAAGAAAATCTTTGGATGCGTCAGAAGTGACAGCATCTACAAAGTTTTGGTATTTATCAAAATCAACTCGTTGCGTCATGAAAATTTAAATCCTTCAAATGATTTTTTTGGTTTCTTTTCTTCGTAATTATACTCCTCTTCTTGTCCAGAGTCAAGTATGTCTTGTTGTGCTGACTGCTCACAATCATACAATCTCATCTTAGCACGGTCAATACCCACAATAAAACGCTTAAAGATTGTGGGGTCATTGTATCGGTTCTTTAATTGCTTCACCATAATCTGTCCCAACTGCTCAAGCTCTTCAGTGCTAATAAGGGCAAACATAAGATCAGCAGTAGCAGGGAGACCAAAGGATTCAGAAGTATCAGTAAGTTCAACATCAGAGTTCCCATAACCACTGCGGGTAGTCTGGGTAGCAGAGACAATGGGAACATTGAATTCCACTGCCAAACCGCGAAGTTCTTCTGCAATTGACTTGATATATGAATAAGAATTGATAGAGCTGTTTGCCTTATGCCTAGAGGAAGCACAAATATTAAGGTAGTCAATGAAAATAATATCAGGTCTGAATGATTTCTTAAGAGCAAGTTCATTGAGAAGTGCCTTAAAGTGTCCTGAATGTGCGGAAGCAGTCGGATACTCTTTGATGACTAAAGAACCTTGTGTCTTCTTCGCAATACTATTTACTTTCGTTTCAAACATTTGGCGCGGTAAATCAACCAGTTGTTGAATCGGGACATTGAGAAGGTTTGCGTCAATTCTTTCTGCAATTCGCTCTTCCGCCATTTCAAGAGTGATATAGAGTACATTCCTACCCTGTAACAAGGCGGCGCTAGCCACATGACACATAAACAGTGATTTCCCAACACCCGTTCCAGCGAGAGCAATATTGAGAGTCTTGTTAGGTAAACCACCTTTAGTGATTTTGTTGAAATATTCCAGGTCAAACTCGATTTTATCTTCTTTACGGTGGTAAAATTCATAACGCTCCTCATAGTTCTGAAGATAATCGTGTCCGATATTATTATCAAACGATACTGCCAGAGCATCAGAAAGAATGCTTGGAATCGCGTCACGATTTTTCTTCCCATCATTACCATCAGCAATATGAATTGACTCCATCAGTGCCAAGTAAATGGCACGGTCACGACACCACTTTTCAGTGGTATCAAGTAACCATTGTTTATCTACGATGGCATCATTCAAAGATGAATTGAGTTCCCGAATCTCTTTGATTTCAGACTCATTAATGTCTGTGCGATTTTCTACCTCAATGTTGAGTGCTTCAATGGTGATTGCTGAACCATACTTAACAATAAACTGGACAATCTCTTCAAAAATGACCTTCTCTGCCTTTTGCTCAAAATAATCTGGTTGTATGAAAGGAATAACTTTGCGTGAGTAGTCTTCATTAAATACTAAGTTTCTGAGAATAGTTGTCTCAATTCGTTCCATAAGAGAATTGTTGTTTCGCGGCAGCATCAAGTTGCTGCATTACTTCTTCGGTGAAATACTGGTCAGGATTTTTTAGGATTTCTTTCGCATAAATTTTCTTACCATTAATCTCATAACGTCCAGCAACGTTCTTCCACATTCCTACCTCTTCACCAAGTTCCAGAAGACCATAGTAACGATCAAGACCTCGCTCATCATAATACAAACGGACTTCAACTTCTTGATTCTCTTTGCTCAAACGCGATTTAGCAGTCTTTGCCTTGATAATGTTTCCAACAACTTCCGTTCCATCTTTCTCTTTCTTTTTGCCAAGATATATGATAGTAGAAGCGGCATACTTAAGACCGCTACCTCCACCCATCTCCTTTGTAGGAACATAAGCACCGATAACGTCATAAGTGTGGTTGGTTACAATCATTGGAATGTTTGCCTGCCCCAACTTAAGAGTGAGCATACGGAAAGCACCTTTCACAAGTTGCGATTTAGTCATATCACGAACTTGTTTATCATTCAGTGCATCAGTAATCTCTTTTTCAGTTGAGAGCATACCTAAAGAGTCTAACACAAACATACAAGGTTTGCGTTCTTCTACAGGTTTTTTTAAGTAAATATCTACTGCCTTTAGTGCCTTGCTACGAAACTCTTCAATAGTAACAACATTAACAACCACAAGACGAGAAGTATCAATTCCACGTGACTCTAGTAAGGATTTGGTAATAGCGGCTTCAGTATCAAAGTAGAGACAATAACCATCGGAGTTATTATCAAGAAAATTCTTAACCACAGCGAGAGAGAAGAAAGTCTTTCCAGTAGAAGACTCTCCAGCAATAGCAGTAATCTTATTCCCAGATACACCGCCAAATATGCTACCTGAAACCAGTGCGTTAAAAATGTACGAACCTGTGTCAACATAAGTCTCAGTCTCATCAATATCAGAAGCAAGTTTGGTATACTCGCCACCAACTTCTTTTACAATTTCTTTAAGGAAATCCATCAGCACACCATCCCGTATTGTTCACGAAGTATTTTTTTATAAGGTAAACCTTGCTCTTTAAGTTCTTTCACCAATTTGAGTTTATGATACAAAGCAGCATCTCCACCAAAACCAAGTGCTTTTACAATAGTATTCAGTTCATCATCATTAATAGGCAAATCCATTAGGCAAAAAATAGTTCAAGGTTTACAGTTTTTTCCACAGACCATCCAATAGAATCAAGAATGGATTTCAGTGGTTCCACAAAACTCTTCTCAAATTGTAGTTCATAGTCGATGTATTTGTCAAGACCTAGTTCTTTGGGAAAGTCTTGAATGAAAGAAATTACATTCTCTTGAATTATGTTTGGTTTTTTAAGAAAAATAAATTTAACTTTCTCACCGTTATTAATCAGAGAATACTTATTTGTAAGTTTTTTCTCCTTTATATAATGATTGAAAAGAAGTGCTCCACGAATATGAATCGGAGTCTTGGAAGCATAAATGCTCGAAGAAGAATAATACTTACGAACATCAGAAGCGGTTCTTGGGAAAGCAATCTGCTCTGGTGGAAGTTTTTTAAATTCCGTGCGGCACTTATCAATAAACTCAATCACCTCTTCTTCAGTTCCACTCATCATCAGTTTCAGACCATCCTTAATCATCTGGCGACAGGGCGCAGGAGTAGAAGATTTAACTGCCTCAATACCCATCATCTTCAATTTAGGTTGTTCATAACGAACACCTTCACTATCCCAGACATTGAGAATATAACGCTTCTTCGCAGTCCAGATGCCACGGTCAGCAATGTTCTCCCGCTTCATCTGCATCTTCTGGTCATAAGCATTCACATAGTCCGCCAGTTCTTGGTAACAACCTTCAATATGCTGTTCAAGTTCCACCTTAGCGACCTTATCAAGGAACGACACAACGCTTTCAGTAGTTTTCTCTCTTCCCTTGTATACAGTCTCAACCAAAGGACCCATATTAAGATAAATGGAGTCAGTATCAGAAGCAATAACATAATCAATATCCTGTGTCTTAT